GGTTAATATCTTTCACTTTCGTTTCCTTATCGTCTGCAAAAACTTCCATCAGGGTTTTTCCTTTCGTTATCCCTTGGTTATTTAATCGTCCTGCCTCTTCATGTTCACAATCATAACCGTAAGGGCAAGGGACATCTACTTCACACACTTCCATGCAGTCAATTTCATTTGGCATTACTTTTATCCTAAATACAAAGCACCACGTTTTAAAGCTAGGGCAATGTGTGTTTGATCTAACATATCATTAGTAGACTTAAAGTTTTCCTCTGAGTCATCTATCATGTTGTAGATCTCCCACTCATCATCTTTTGAATCGTACCAAATAATTTTGCTGGACATTCCACCGAAGGCTCCAAGTGAAATGAAACACTCAACAGATTCTCCATCAGCTAACTTTTTCAGTTCATCTAAGTTTCTAATCTTATCCATTATTCTTCCTCATCATCGTCCAAGTCTTCGTCTTCCTCTTCTATTTTAAACTCTAAGATTTCAGTTTGGATCAATCCATTCTGTGTATCGGCTACAGGATTGAGTTCGATGTAGTCACCTAGATAGTAACTGTCACTGTCGAAACTATTGACGACCCATATCCACTTCCATTCTTTATTGCCTAGTTGTATTTGCATTGGGCTAATAAAACAACCTGTAGAATATAAATCAAAGGGATGGTTATCTTCAAATTCATCAGAGGTAAGAGGTAAGCTACTCATCATCATCAACCTTGGTATATTCCAATACCATATCTAAAAGCTTATAGGCTAACTTGGGGCTGACTAGATAGATTAAATCTATCCATATGCCTACGAGAACGGCACTGGTGAAGCCTAAAGCATTCACCAGTGTAAAGAGTATCCTATTGATTAACGGAGTCATTAAGCTACCTTCTCCTTCATTTTAGTTTCCTGTAGTTTGTTGCAGAAGGTTACTGCCTTCTGTGCATAGCTACTGGCACTAAATATAAAACGTTTGTCCTGCTTCAGTTTCTCCAGCCAACTGTTTAGATACTTGGCATTGTTCGGTTGTGGAGTAGCTTGAACCTTGAGTTCGATACCAAGAAAGATGGAACCCAATTCGGCTACTAGTTCTTCGAAGGCATAGCTATGTTCTTTGCCCATTCTCTTTTCGAACCGTTCATTCAAACGGTTGCAACGTTTCTCAGTTTTTGTCCAGTGCATCAACTCATGCAACAGGACACTGTAATAACTTTCTGAATCCTTGAACTGTTCTAGGTCGGGCATACCGATGTAGTCTGAGAGAGGACTGTAGTATGCTTGGTCTTGACCATGTTGTATCTCAGCTTCAGTATTGATTACATAATTATCGACGTGATCGAATCTTATGTTTTCATCAATTTCTTTCTCTTCTGGTGGAGTCCACTTACCTTCGACCTGATCGAAGTTAAAGATTTTGTATCCACGTAGCAGAGGAAAAGATTCTTGACTACCGTTATCATTAATAAAGATACTGCCATCTTTGTTTTTCTTCTGGATGTAGTTGAAGAAAATTATGTCTGTGCCTTTCTCCCCCTTTTGCACTTGGCATTCTTTAGAAGACCATTGCTTGTAAGTTCCCCAAAATGGGGAACTGAATGGTGCATAAGCTATCATGAAGGCATTGATACCTTGATAAGGTTTGCCTGTGACCACGTTGCAATTGCCTTTGATTGTCCAACTCTTTGACCAATCCTTACCAGCAGTTTCCAACATAGTAATGACGTTATCGGTAGCAGTAGTGTACATGTCTTGTCTTGCCATTGTTAACTCCTTAACCCCTCTATAACATCTTTCAGTAGGCTATTGGTTGTATTCAAGTTAGTTCCAATTAGTTGGCCTAGTCGTTCAATCGTCTTAGTATTGTCTTTAATCAACTCTTGTTGGGCTTCAACTGAGTCTAGGATTCTGGATTGTACTTGACTCCCAATTGCCATCCACGTACCCATTTTTCTAATCATGTCATAGATAGAAATTTCTTTAGTTTCTTCAAAAACAGATAGTTCACCTTCAGAAATTTTATCTTTAAGGGTTTGGTCACCTGAGTCAGGATGAATGAAAATACCCATACAAAGCATTTTCATTATGTGGGTAGCTTTGTTAATCTTCTCAGATAAATCTTCTACCTTATCATCAATGTTACTAATAGATGATTCAATCTCACTGGAATCTAAACTTACTTCTAATCCGTAGTCATTGACGTTAAGATCTACTTCAAGGGTGCTTGTGTCTAACTCAACATTTTCAACGGCAGTAGTAATGTTGTCGTTAGACTCTGCTAAAAGTTTTAGGGATTCAACTACAGTATTCAAAGTAGAGTGAGTGTTACCATTAATAGAATCGAAGTAGTTAATGATTTTACCTACATTTTCCTTAATGATAGAATCAATCTCACCTAACTCTTGATTGAATTCATTACCCATTTTCTCCACACGTTTGATCCCTTGTAGACCAACACTATGGTTTATGTTGTTAAGTAGGTCTAATACTCGATCTAGCTGATTAGATGTCGGTGGGGATTCATCTTTCTCTTCACTGAGTTTACCTATGGATTCTAGAACTTCTGAGAGTTGTGATTGTAATCTCTCAAGGTTTGTTTGTGGTTCAGCTATTGAAGCTTCGGGCATAGAATATATAGCAGTGGTTTCGTTATTCATGTGTCAATCTCCATGTGTCAGTGTCAATTGTTTTAGGGTTAACTAAGTTTCCATTCAGAATGGATTGGATACTAAACTCGAAAGTGTTATAAAGCATTTCGTAATCATCTCGATGTTCTTCTTTGAGTAGAATGTTGTTTTCGTCATCCTTCTCAAACAAATTACAATCTTCAAATATTTCTAGAACTTCAAGAGATATCTCAGAACAAATAACATGCAATAGTTTATCAATTAATTGGTTTGGTTGATTCATAACCGATATTGAACAATTGGGTATTCCCCTTGATACCCTGCCAGAATTTCCTAGAACTTCCACTTAACTACTTCCTTTGAACTATCTTAAGTATACCAGATTTATATAAGAAATGCAACCCCTAAATTCAGAATATTGGCTATTTTTTTTAGGGGCTAGAACTTCAGAAATCTTCAATGCTTCATTTCTGAAGCATTGATGTGCCCCCCTACTTTGCTTGGGGGGCACTAGCCTGTAGGCTAGTGTTCAAGGAACACCACGTTCTTTTTGGTACGGTAGCATAACCCACAGGATGCACAATTTTTGGCACGTTTGGGTTGGAAGGTATCAGTACAGGTCGAGGATTTTTTGGTTAGTTGGTTGGGGCAGATAAAAGCCTTTTTGCTTTTCAGTTGTTCTTTTGCTAGGGGGTTGGATATTCCGAGGGCTGACATGGTTGGGGCTGTTCCACCTGATTGACGTATCCAAAATCTGTCGGTGTGTTTCTCTCGTAACTCAATCAGGGCTTGACCTATTTCGGAGTATTTGGAGTTTGTACTGTCGGGCAAATAAGCCGTATATCCAAAGGCATTAACTCTAAAATTGGTTAGCATTTTATCCCACAGCTCGACATATTTTAAGCTGTAGAAATCACCTAGGACGTGGGGACGGATGGTAAAAAATTTGTTTCGGTTTTCAAGGGATAGGCTTTCCATTTCCCACATCATAACATCTTCCATCTCTTGACCGTGTTGCATACGGTGAGCAAATCCCATAGAATTTCCGTAACATTTAGTCCAGAATTTACAATCTGTGGGGCAAGTTTCCCTTTCTGTTAAGGTGTTATAATAAAATCTTTGACCAAACCATTTAGGGTTAGTGATGATAGAATCTTTATTTTTCTTGTTTCGTTTACGTTCAGAACCTGTCCAATCTGAACAGCCACCAAGTTTGGTGTTCATGTCTGCAGACTTGAAAATCTTTCCGTAGGTTGGAGCTTTGATTGTGCTTGGGTGAATTGTCGTACCGTTCAGAACGGCTGGATGTGTGGCTCTAAGATTCATGTTTTTGTCCTTTGTGTTATGCCTTTATTATACCAGATTTATATAAAAATGACAACCCCTATTTTCTAAAAACGTCCATTTATTTTAGGGGGTCTAAATCCTGGAATTAATGTCCAGAATCTTTCTGGACATTTGATGTCGGGTCGGACTTTGCTTGGGAGGGAGGCAACAAAAAACCCCATCTTTCGATGGGGTTTTTTGCATTATAACACATAGACAAGACAGCTAAACACATGAATAGTGGCTTACGGGTGTAACAATTCCCTCTACCACACCCCCTTGATAATTTAGCTGTCTACCTTAAAGGAAGGAGAATCAAGGGGGAAGTCAAAGAAATTTGGCCTATAGATATAATATCATATTGATATTATATTTTCAAGTGTTTATCTAACTTCGGTTACTTCGAAGTCAGTTTCCTTATAGTCCCAATTAAAATCAGAATCAACATACCAATCGTCAGAGCTGACACCAAACTGTTTAACTATTTGTTCGGCTTTCTCTTGTGCTTCGTGTGGGCTAGAGGCTTCAACCTCTAGTTCTCCACGATAGCTTTCTGTCATTTTACAGTGTACATTAAATGTAGGCATTAAAAAATTCTCCAGACTCTACCTGAACGTAAAACCTCAAGGGCTTTACGTTTGGCATAAGACATACTGTTTGAATTGACTACGAATTTATGGTTACCGATACATGGGTCTTTATGTCCAATCCAACATTCAATTCTGTCACGTTCCTGGTTGGGGTAAAGAGGTATCCCTAAAGGGTAGTCTTTAGAGTGTAGTCGTGTGAGTTTGACAAAGGTTTTCTCTGTGGGGAAAAGTTCTAGTTCTTGTAGGTGTTGAATTTTTCTAGCCATTGTTAAATCTCCAGTTTCTTTGTATCGGTACATCTTCACCAAAGAGAAAGTCTATGGCTGAAGTGTAAGCATTCTCCCAAGTTCTAAAAGTTCTGATTAATCCCTTTTTATATTTAGGATTTACGTCTGAAGGTTCTGCCATTAACAAAAATCTTTTGGATTCTGTCAGTTGATAAATGACGAATCGGTTAGGCACTTTACTGATTACTTTCATATCGTTATGCAGTGATGACCTATCCCATGTGCCATCCTTTTCGTATGTGGGTTGACCACCAGATCCTTTGTGTTCGATCTCATCTCGTTTCATTCCTACCAAAGCCAATGTTGTAAGCATGTTTTCCCCTAATTCGTAACTGTCATAAGTATACCAGATTTATATAAGGATGACAACCCCTATTTTCATTTTTATTTAAATTAGTTTTATATGCAATTAGGTCTTGACATTCTTATATAATACTGGTATAATTAGGGCATAACAAAGGGGAGAATTAGACATGGATCAAGTAGTCAACGAACACGGTTTAACCAAAGAGGAACAGGCACAACATGAGGCCGATTATGAGGCATGGTGTAAGCAGACGGAGATAACTAAATCTTTGATCAGAAGTGGTGGGTTAGAGATGAGGAAAGATTATAGTACTAAGCAGAAAGAAATAGTTATGGATTACCAACAGCAGGCCAATTCAGACTATAAGAACAACAGGCCCAATATTGAAAACATGAGGAGGGCTTTAGCTGAAAGGCAAGGTGCACGTTTAGGGTCTAGTGATTTATTAGAGATCTTATTAGATGGTTGTAATGGTTGGAGATCCATGCCTGAAGATGAGGTACGGGAAATGTATGACTATTATTTTGGAGAAGATAATGAAAGATAGGTTTCACAGTAAGCAGACAATTATTGAGACTCCACGTATAGATTCTTTTATGGAATCAGTGTCGGATGTTGTTCTTAGAACGATTACCATGAGCCATGATATGGCTTATGGTGATAAAGAAATGGATGAATCTATGGTAGCAGAATTAGTGGATGCCATAGAACATAAGCTTAGAAAATTCCAGGGTCTTAGAATTACCAAGCCATATCCAGAATGGGATCTATTGCCAGAATCTAAAATGGATTCAGAACTTGAGTCAGAATATGAGGAACGGACAGAACCTAACTATCCAGACGATCAGTATGATGATGCCCAGGTACTAGCTTCTGCAGGTTGGGGAACCGATGAGGATTATGGTGGGGAGATGTTGTAGAACCCCTTAAAATCCAGAAACTGAGAATTTGCCATGTGGTTGAAAAATCACATGGCTTTTTTTTGTTGTTTCTGGACGATTGATCCCCAACGTGGGTTTGATTAGTCACGTTGGGTTTGTGTCATGCCATGACATGACAGGTGGCATGGTGGCTTGTCAACATCTTTGTAGTCATCCATAGTTGGCACGTTCCATGAACCACCAAACCCTTGCTATCAGTGGGTTTGGGGCTATAGGTTTATATCATGGAACGTGCCAACTATAGGTGTTTACATTAGGTGTTGACACTGTAAATAGGTGGAGTGTAAATAGCACTATTTCCAGTCGTTGGGGTGTCGTTTCTTGGATACCCTGGCAAAATCTTCGTAATGGTTCGGTGCAGGCAGTGTTAATATACCAAGCACGATACATGCAATTATGATAATGTCAACCATTTTTTCTCTCCTTCTGTCTGTCGGTAATTATACCATTCCTATATAAAAATGGCAAGAAAAAACGATTCTACCTTGACACCATTATATAATAATGGTATAATTCTGTCATACTAAAGGATAGAAACATGAAACAATCAATCAACCAATGTACCCAACTGGAATTTACTTTCGAATTCGAAAGTGACATGAGCCAAGCCGAGATAGATTATATTGTAGCCCAATTCGAATATGGCTATAGTAATTACGACGATTTTATTAATGACGAAGAAATACAAGCCAATTATTGGGGATAAAAAGTTTGGTCAAGGTCGAAATAATTTCGTTTCGACCTTGACATTATTATATAAATCTGGTATAATTACACCATAACACAGAGGACAAAAACATGAAATTCACCAACATAATCCCTGACAATTTCGTCAAGGAATTCACATTCACCGATAACGATCTATCCAAGACCAAACGGAATGTCAAGGTCGGGGATTGGGTTTTTACTACTCACTTAAATACCCCATATCAGATCGAAACACTAACGGCAGAGGGTTTACTTACTGCCTTTGGTGATGACGGGGAAAGTATAGATTGTAATGTTTGGGACGTTTACCACAGTGAAGGAACAGGGATATAACATGAATAATAACCAAGTTACACAACCGAATTTTAAAGAGTGGATGGAAAATAATTGGGATGCAATCAAAGTTGGGATGGTATGTGCTACCCATTGGGACAAAGATAGCAAACAATTTGTCGAAATGGCTAGAGGTTGTAATCCTCGGTATGACAATGTTACCGATGGTAAAATTGTTGTTGATGTAACCGTTCCCAATACAATGGAACAGATCACCGTATACTTTAACAGTTTAGAGCCAATACCAGGACAGATTCTAACAAGGCTACCCCATACGATACAATAACCCAAAAAAGTTTGGTCAAGGTCGAATTAATTTCATTTCGGCCTTGACATTCTTATATAAATCTGGTATAATACAACCATAACACAGAGGACAAAAAACATGAATCAGTCAACCCATCAACCAACTACATTAAAATCAATCGTGCTTGAATATAGGCACGACACAATAGCTGTTTTAATGTCACGAAGTGAATTATCAGACCATCCAGACCTTTTCAACAAGTTATATAGTTACTATCTCGAATATGGAATTATGCCTTACGGTATAGCTAAGGTTCTAATGGGCTGTCCGTATAGTTGGATTAGTGATCAACTAGCAGAGGATATGCTTGATGATAAAGGCAAATTAACATTTAAAGATCTGCCTTGGGAAACAAAAACCAATTTTAAAAATCAAGCAGAGGAATTTTTTGGGGAATCGAATACAGACGTTGGATGGTAAACTAATCAGAACCAACTCCGAACGGTGGCAGAAATGCCACCGTTTTTTTTTGCCTAAAATAATTTTTTTAAAATGTCATTTTACCTTGACACCCTATTTAGAATGTGTACTCTTTTTGTAAACAACTGTCAACAAATCACAAACCATGCCAAGTTTCTACCAGATTTTTTGATTAATTTTTTTGGCATGACATGCCAATCTATGCCACCATGTCATGCCAAAAAACACCGACAATCATGACACCCTCAAACCCAGTGATAGCAAGGGTTTGAGGGCATCATGATTGCCAATAATTACAGCCCTGTTGACATGGGATGGCATACCCCCAATTTTCAACAGGGCTGTAAATGCCGAAGGCTCCTTCTGTCTACAAATGGTGTTTACACCATTTCGGTAGACCTGATATGGCCTTCGGCTCTGCTTAGGGCAGTGGGGCTGAAAGCCCCACTGTCAGGGGGTTTAGGGGTTAATGAGGGTCTTGAGTGTCCTGGCAACATGTAGGATGGCATACCCCCAAGATATGCCAAACATGACAGATGCCAGACATGCCAAACTATGACTAGCTAGTTTCTTCATTGGGTTTCTCCTTTAGTGTCCTGCCGTTACGATGTTATCTATCTTGAACCAACCTGGCTTCTCACCATGTTGACGACTTAGAACTACATAATCGGTTCCGATAGGTTTTAGTAGTTGTTGGTGGTTGGTGTCGTATCCATCACCACCCTTAGAGTCTAATAACACATCTGCAGTCATATAGAAGCTTGATGTATTGAAGTATTCAACCCCGAAATCTTGGCATTGGTCATGGTCTAAATAGACCTCTTTACCTAGTGATTTATCTCTATGGGTTTGGTCTTGATTGGCTTGAATTTGGGTCTTCATGATCGTCTTCCTTTCCTTTGTTTGATGTCATAATTATACCAGATTTATATAAGAATGTCAAGGGTGAAGTGTATAAAAGTGAGGTATGACAAGGGTTTTATTGATATGGTATGTGGAGCTAATATAGGGTATATAGAGGGTTGAGGGTTGTGGGTATGGTAGAGGTTTTCTCATTGTGCCAAACTATGCCATTTGGCATACCCCCAAAATCTACAACATGACACCTGGCAGAATGGGCCTTGAATCTGGAATACCTATTAGGGGGTCTACTGAACCCCTGATAGGCCCGAATGCTCTGCTGAGAGAGGTGCCCAAAAAGGGGGTCATTTAGGGTGTTTTCGGCCCTTATAATGTTGTTGTCATCAAAGGCAGTTGTGTTATAATTATTTCACTCAGTTGAGTTTTAACTGTTTTCTCGATTGAGTATTCTGTTTCTTTAAGGTGGTGATGGGATAACTCCCATCACCATTTATACTTTATAGTCTTCTTTATAAGGGTTATTGTTTGAGGTGTTATGGTATGCCTAGTTGGTTTGTTTGGTTCTTATGCCAGTTTGTATTTCCTGCTGTGGGTTGGTTAGGGGTGAATATTTTAATGGTTATGGTGTACGAGTACTCCTCTAGAGATAAAAAGTCATATAGTTCATCAGGGAATAGTAATTTTTAGGATTTAAGTCTTGCATATTGTGATATCATATATGATATAATAAAGTCGTTGCCTAGCTGCATTATGGGTTGTAGCATAGTAGATGGATTTAACTTAGTGGAAAGGTTAACCCATCTCTATTGCAGTTAGGCAACATGCCCTTAGTGATATGGGCTTATTATTTCTCCTAACGTAGGGCTTAGTTAGATATTGAGTCTTGTATCGAGGATTCACATCTAATTAAGCCTTTTTACTATGTTGGTATTTTAAACAGTTTAGTGCTAGTTGTATTTAGTGGGTTTTAGGGTTTAAAAATAAAATTTTAGATCTGAAAAAAGTGGTGCTGTGAAAATTATAAATGGATTTGTGATTTTGGATTCTCGTTTTTCATACGAAACCTAATTCACACATTTCCTGAAGGGGAATATTTTCCATTTTATATTTTTCATTTTTGAGTTTTATTGAAGGGGAATATTTTCCATTTTATATTTTCCATTTTTGAGTTTTCTTGAACAACAGTATTTTCCATTTTGGGATTTTTAAAAAAACAGTATTTCCCAAAAAACGTAAATAGGTGTTTTTTGAAGCAGGATATTTTAAAAGAAAGGTAAAAACAGTTAATGAAACAGGTAGAGGCAGTAAACCAGATAGATCTATCTTTGATGGATGGATACATTAAGAACATAGATTTGTATCAAACAGGAATGAGGAACGGCTATTACGAGGGCTACAAAGATGCAGTCCAGGCTATAGCCACCACTATCAAGGATGGCAAGAAAATATCGGTCTGGCAAAAATTCTTAAGTAAGGAGTTATTCAGGTGGAGTCAGGACAAGGTAACCAAGGACGTAAGTTACGAACATCCTCCACAGATCCAATTTTTCGAAGACAAGGAAAATAAAGATAAAAAGATGGGTTGTGTCTATTTCATCAACATGTCAGGCACAAACTACTTAAAGATAGGTTACACCTTCAACTTCAAAAAGAGGTTCAACCAGATCCAGAACAATGTTCCAGCCGAACTATTAGTTTTGGGGAAGGACTGGACATACAAACCCAAGCAGTTGGAGAGGGCATATCACACAGTCTTCAAACCTTACCGATTAAAAACAGGAGAGTGGTTTGAAATCCCCGACTTATTAGAAAAACTCTCCACCTGGAGAAACAAACTATCTCCCAGTTACGAGGTAGACGAAGAAGCAGAAAACGGTCAAGGATACCTAAATTAAGCCCCATGTTAACTCCTGCTCCACACAAACCACTAGACAAACAGGAAAAACCTCACCACCAGCCTCCTAGACACGTTAACGAAGAAATTAGCCCAAATATAAGAAACTGCCCCTACAATTGGGGCAGTGGATTGGTCTGTCACCACTGTCGAGTGGTTTACAACCTAAAGTGTATCAACAATGAACCAAAACCCAAGCAAAAGTGAAAATGAGATTAACGGCATCTACAATGGCAAAACTGACCATGAGGTAATTTTAATCTTAGAGACTCAAGTCCAGGATTTGATAAACAACCTGGACAAGAGTGAAAAGCAGAATTCCAGCTTATTAAAGACTCAGGGACAGATAAGTGTAGTCAGGCTAGTTTTCATTGGGGTTATATTATTAGTGGGTGGCATGGTATGTATGAGTATCATCAGTTGGTGGTCACCCAAAGGCACCATCGGCATCGAAAAAGAGTTGGCCTTTTTCGAAAGGCTACTATTAGTCATGTTAGGAATTCTCAGCAGTGCAGTGGTAGCCTTGTATGACCAGAGGAACAATGGAAAGGAAGATTAACGGCTTCTTTAGAAGAGGAGCCGAAACCCAGGAGACAACACAAGGTAATCAGAGATGAGTCAAACAGAGAGTATGATAGCCAGGATTAAGAAAAGCCAGGGTATCAAGCACATCATAGATGAGGTGATAGGATCTTTATCTAATGAGACGATAGTCTATCCTGATTTAGAGGAGGCTTTAGTAGGGGTAGTCAGTAGATTTGGGCAGTCTGACATAGCCTGTTATGATTACCATAAGGTAATAGAGATATACATGCAGCAGGGGATGAGTCAAGAGGAGGCTGTAGAGTATTTTGAATTTAACACCATAGGAAGTTGGTTAGGGGAGACGACTCCCTGTTTCATTAAGAGAGAGTAGTTATGAAGAAAATAACGGTAGTAGTAGAAACCAGTTTAGAGCCACACCATTTAGAGGTTGTCTTACAGGAGGCAGTGGTCAGGAAGAGTGGCTTTATCTCAGGCATAGAAGTACAACCAGAGTTCCAGAAGAGTTTTATAAATCCAGAGGATCACGATCTAGAGCAGAGGCATCAATCTAAGTTATCAAATATTAATCCTCTACCCTCGGAAGATTCAATGAGCAGGGTATCTGAATTTAGAGTTAGAACGGCCAAAGAAACTCCTGTCACGGTACTCAAGACCAGGGAACACCATTTACCAGCCATTATGCCAGAGGCTTGTAACGTAGGTGGAAGCTGAGACTAAGTCACTTCCCAGTTGGGAAAAAAGCTATAAATATAAGACAAATGAAAATAAATCAAAAAAAAGTGACTTTAGATTAGGGATTTTTATTTGTTTTCACAAGTATATATATATAGTAGAGACATAAACACTTCAATGGACGACCCACAAAATTAGCCCCATTAATTTGGGGCTTTTCTTATAGAGGTTTTATATGTATATACATAAGAAAAGTATTGCAGAAGGTTTACAGGCCGAACAACGATTTAAAAAGTTAGCAGAAACTAGAGGTTTTGAGGTAAGGGAAGCAACTAGATCAGAACAATTTGACCATATAGATTTCCATCTAACTTTAGACTCTCCCACTAAAGAGGGTGGTAAACTGAAGGCAAAAGTTGATGTTAAGGGCAGGAAAAGGTTAGGTAGAAGAAATATAGATTTTGAAGATGATTGGGTATGGATAGAGTTAAAAAACGTTACAGGCAGTGATGGATGGCTTTATGGGGCATCTGATTTTATAGCTTTTGAAGCCGAAGATTCTTTTATTGTTTCCATTAGAAAAGAATTGTTGGGTTTTTGTGAAGATAAAATTGATACCAGAAGAAGGGTTCATATTTCATCTCAAGCTAAGTATGTTTGTTATTCAAGAAGTGGCAGACAAGATTTGATATCATTAATAAAAATGGAGGATATTAGGAAATTACCAAACAGTACGGTATGGAAAAAGTAAAAAAAGTGGAAAAAAATGAGATTGAGGTAGGGTTTCAGACTCATTTTTGCAAGTATATATAGTAGAAGGGTAATTTATTTGGGATCTTATTTGACTCTAAAGTCAAGATCCGACAACATCCCTCATCCAAGTGATTTAATAATTCAGCCAAGCCTATCCAAAAAAGTAGGTTGTTAACAGTTATTGGTCACTTGGGTTTTTTTTGCCTCAAAATAAATTGAAAATAAGTACGGGTTTGGAATATTTTTTTGTAGTATAGTAAGTGGGAGTCTAGGCACAAAAAAACCCACAAATGAACCGAGAATTCATTTGTGGGCAGAACTTAATCTCAACTAATATAGTTGAAAGGAGTAGATTATATAATACCGTATTGATATAAAAAAAGCCAGTAAGTATCAACACTTACTGGCAACAAGCTAAGTGATAATTACACACCCACTAAAAATAACCACTAGTTGTCATCATTCCTAGCAGGCAATGAAAGAGGGGTATCTCCTTCAACAATAATTGTCATTTAACCTATTTGTCACGGGAAGGAAATACTATAATATCATCAAGGCATAAAAAAAGCCAGTAACTATTGATAATGTCATGCCCTGACACTATCATTACCTACTGGCATCGAACACCAATATCTACTTTAGTGTTTCATATTTAAGTGGCATCTAACAAACACAAAAATATGTTGTTAAGTATGATATCACATTTGGTATAATAAAAACCAAATTAAATCAAGAAACCTTTAAAACAGTTAAAGATGTTGAACTATAGACCACTACCAGAGTGTATTTCCATCAAAAAATCTCCCATAGACGGCATGGGTTTATTTGCCAACACCAGTTTAGACATAGGCATCAACCTGGGCATTACTCATCTCAAGGTCTATCTGGGTGGTTTATTCCCTCAAAACTATTGTCGAACTCCACTAGGTGGATTTTACAATCATTCTGATACACCCAATTGTGAGTTAGTAAAGAGGTTGGTGGTTGGTCACACCGAAGTATTGGAATTATGGACTATAGAGAGGATTGGGCAGGGGGAAGAGATAACCTGTAGTTATACTCTCTACCAAATAAAAACCCACAACTAATTCGACTATTAAAAACTAGTTGTGGGTTCAGTTGAACGAAAGTCTGTGTCTTTCTAGTAGAGATTGTAACAGATAGAGAGGTCATAAGCCATAAAAAAACCGACAACCTTTTGGAGCTATCATTCCCCAGGATTGTCGGTCTAGCTTTTGTAAGTCAAGATCAGTCTTAAACATTTTGAATCTTCTCTTGGAAGACCCTAGTTTTTAACTAATACGAGGCAAATATTATATCATATTTGATTTATAGGGGCTAGGTTTTTATTGACTTATAGTATATCCAGACAATGATACACAGGCAGGTCATGATCAACCCTGCCGAGTAGTTGAATAGGAGCCAACTAGCCTCAACCTGTTTTAAGAGGACGTATAGTAAGCCACACAGGTATCCTATGGCATTGATAATTAGCATAGTCAGGCTCACATCGTTTGAGCTTTTACGTTTAATGATTTTAAGGATTTGTGGGATATAAGCTGAACTGAAGGATAGGGTTAAGATCAGTCCGAATAGTTGTTCTAGCACTTATAGGATAAGTTGTTCGTGTTCTATCTGATAGAAGTTAAATATTTTGATGGCTTCGATATCTCGTTTATAGACCTCCTGGTAGACCACTTTTTTAATTTTATAGCCTGCAATAAGGGTAGCACAGGAGGAACAGGGCAGGAGGGTGACAGCTAGGATTTCACATTCACCTGACGTAAATAGGGCCAGACAGTTGGCCTCTGCATGGATCATAAAGGGTCTACGTTCGTCCCTATCAGCCCAAAAGTATTTTTCCACCTCTTTACCAGGGGCAAGTCCATTATAGCCCAAGCCAAGCACTTTATGTTCGAAATCCAGGGCACAAGCCCCAACCTGTATATAGGGGTCTTCACTTCGAAGGGAGGCAGTTTTAGCTAGTTCCAAGGCATAACGTTCCCAGGTCATTCGTTTACTGTGGGGTTTATAGTCGTAGGTTTTATGAAACATATTTATTCTTTAATATCTAAAGGTGGGTGCCACTTAATTAATCCACTTTGTCTTTGTATATAACGTTCTATTTGAAACATCATCTGTTCTACCATCCAAGCATCGGCTGGCAGTTTCGACATTTTCTCGTCCCAGGTCATATCCTTAATTTGTTTATTTAAGTTACACCTTTTATAGATATCTTTTCTAACTTCATCCATTAGTTTGGAAATTTTATTAGAAAGTACAACGGTATCTGAACCAAACATATCTTAATACACTCACTTTAGATTCAAAAAAAAACCACCTCTAAATAGAGGTGGTAGCCTTGATAACAAAAACTAATGTAATAATTAATTTTGTTAGGTCAAGATTGTAACATTTTAGGTTGACTAAAAACATCTATATCATTCCATATTAACTAGACGATTTATTTTATTTATTAATTCATATTTTTTGAAGGGTTTACCCACATAGTCGTCCATCCCTGCCTCATAACACTGTTTCTCTACTTCACCCAACACACTGGCAGATAGGGCTAAGATAGGAGTAGGATCTAGCTCCTGTTCTTGTTCTAGCCTACGTATTTTACGACTAGCCTCAAAACCGTCCATTTTAGGCATCTGCAGATCCATGATTATTAGATCATATTTTATTTGTCGAAACTTCTTAATGGCCGATTTACCATCTTCTGCCTCGTCAGTTTGGCAACCCATCTGTTCCAGGTGACGTTTAGCCACTGTTCTGTTGACCACATCATCATCTACTATTAATACCCTTATATCTCTTGAGGGGAGGTTACCTTCTAACTCTAACTCTAACTCTACGTTGGGAATATGCCGTACACCATTGATAATAAAACAGTTTGGAGATTGATCACAACGTTTTTTACACAATTCCAATTCGAACCAAAATATAGAGCCAATTTTTTTATGGCTTTCGACTCCTATTTTACCACCCATTCCCTCTACATATTTTTTACTGATGGATAGACCTAGACCCGTACCTCCGAAGTTACGATTATTACCTTCATCCCCTTGGTTGAAGGGTTCGAATAGTTTTTCTTGTTTTTCAGTCTCGATACCGATACCTGTATCTGAGATTTCGAAACGTAACCAGTCTTTTTTTAGGGTTTGGATAGAAATTATTATTTCACCTTGAGGGGTAAATTTGATGGCATTACCAATTAGGTTAGTCAATATTTGTCCGATTTTTTGTTGATCACCCCATCGATTAGTACTCTCCAGTAGTATTTTGGGATCTATTACTGTGTGTATGGGTAAATCTTTTTTATCGGCTAGTGGTTGTAATGAACCTACGATATCCTGAGTTATAGTAGTTATATTAATAGAGCCACAATCATATTTTACAGCTCCAGCCTCCAGGCTAGAGAAATTGAGTATTTCATTGATGACTGTTAGTAAACGATTGGAAGAATCGACAGCCCGTTGGATATCTTGACCTTGTACCTCTGTCACTTCGACTAGGTTTATCAGATCCAGGGAACCGATAATACCGTTAATGGGAGTCCGTATTTCATGTGACATCCGAGACAGGAAGTCGGTTTTAGCTTGGCTGGCATCTTCTGCTGCCACCAGAGCATATTGAGCTGTCACCTGGGCATCCTGAGCTATCACCTTATCGGTTAAAGCCTGTTTCAGTTCTTCCTTCACCAGTTTTAATTGTTGAGATATATTTTGTCCAACTTCATTACCTACTATTTCGGTAGCAGCTTTTCTATGTTCTAATAGGGTTTCTGACAGATATTTCTTAATGTTACAAACAACCACATCTTGTTGTCTAGATAAAATTCTAGATACTATAAAGGATGTAGCCATACCCCATAGAGATCCTAGAAAAAGTACTTGCCATAGTTTTAACTGAAAAGCTGATAGAAAAATTAAATCAAACATTTTTAACCTGTTATGTAGGATGCACCTTCTCTTTTGGAAATGGTGATAATATTGTTGGCAGATATCTGCAGATCTTCTTTATGGGTAATTAGGATTAGTTGCATCTGTAAACGGCTACAAATTTCAGCTAGGAAGTTTGAAGCTGTCTGTAAGTAGCTAGTAGATAGGAATTTTAAACTTTCATCTAAAACGATAGTTCTTTGTGACCCACTTAGGTAGACAAAAATGATTTTGAATATCAGAGCTATAATGTCGTTCATACCACCACCACATGATTTTTGTGGGTCAAGGATAAATGAATCTTCAGTGATCATGACATTGATGGCAGGTTGGTTCCTATAACTTTCCAGGCTGATTTGGAAGTCGATATCTTTTTGAAAAATATGACTTAGAGCTTCAGTTACTAGTTGGTTGAAGGTACTGCAGATCCGAATACGGTATTCAGCCGATACTTTAGATAGGAATTCCCTAACTTCAGTATAGACTACAACCATTTCTTCATTATCTGATTGTTGTTGTTGGTGTTTTTGTAATTGAGTCTCAATCTCTTGACTTTGATAGTGGTATTTCTTTCTTAACTCTTCTAACTGTTCAATCTGGTCTGTAATTTCTTCAAAATTCAAAAAATTGTTTTGATCGTCTGTATAATCCATTGTATAAATTTCATATATCCATAAAAGGTGCAACCAAGACTGAAGAGGACAAAAATGGAGGTACTAACTAATAAAACTAGGAAGCTTTTATCGTCTTTTACCTCTTCTTCTTCAAAAAAGGTATTTAGTATATTTTTCTTAACATCTTGTTCTTGTTTTGACATAATTAGTTGTGTGGTATGAAAAAGCCCCAACCCCCTAAGTGGTCACCACAAGGGTTGGGGCTAAATCCTTATAAAGATAAGGACTCTATGATCAACAATTTGAATAGTTTATCGACATATTCAGGTCGAGCTAACGTTAGGAATTTTCCATTAATTTAGCTATCTCCCCTGCTACCTCATCAGTTTCATCAGCCGATGAGGTGGACTCCTTTTTATTATCCTCCCAGGGTGTAAAGGATGATTTACCTTGAACATCATGAACGTCATACAAGAATTGTATCTGTTCATCTCTGGTCTTCTTCTTATAGTATTCTGACAGTAGGAAGGTTTCTTTTCTATCTTCTATAGCCTGTAATTCTTCTTCTGTTAGGGGGCTATTGGTAAGTTGATAGTCAAGATTATACATCTCTGAACCCTTTTTGTCGGGGAAGTAGGTAATCTTGATATCATAACCTTCTGCTGGTTCGGTTGGGTCACCTCGATAAAAACCTGTTTTAGCCTCTTCCATATTAGGAGGTATCCAACCCATTATTTCATTCCAGTTACTCATACGGAATGAAATGATAGAGATAGATCCAGCTAAATCTACTTCTTGTACTTCACGGTCAAAACAAAGCATATTAGCTTGAAAAGACTTCAAGACGGGTGGTTTTTCTGAATCCCATCTATTAGGGGCAAAAGATACGAAATCCAACTCTGGATGTACATTACCATTCATTTGGTTGTCATATACTTCACAAAGAATACAATCTCGATCTTCTCTAACGGTGGTTTCGGCCAAATCTATTTTACTATAGTCATAATTACTGCAGTTGACGGCAGTAATTTTTTCATTACCATCATCTTGTTTTACAACTACAAAATGTTGATAACGTCTTTCTACACTACCAAAGACTCTGAGACGAGAGTTTTTCTTCCAATTTATAAAGGGGGGACGATCACTGGTTAGGTTCACACCCATAGATTCGGCTTTCATGCCCATTAAACTCATAATTCAATTCTCCAAATTCTCAATTTTTTCAATTTTTCAAATGGTTAAGGTTGATAATAAGGTGACTTGGGTCAAAATGACCCAAGTCATAGGAGAAGATTGTATGCCAACAATCTAAAAAAAGCTGTAGAGGTTCTACTCGTTTAAGTGTGTAACGGTAGCATTGACTGACCTCTGCAGCTTTCTTCTACCTATAACATACTATTCTTTTTTTGAAAGTTACCACACTATTTTCATTTTTTATAGGATTAGTACCCCCTACGGGATTTGAACCCGTGTTACCACCTTGAAAGGGTGGTGTCCTAACCAGACTAGACCAAGGGGGCATAAGATGTGTTCTACCCCTCCATAAATATGGACTTTATGGGGGGCAGAACAAATTACATATTGGCTGGAATTCAATGACAGACAGGGTTTGAAGACAATCGTCTTAAAATTTTTCACTATTTAATATAGATAAAAAAACCACCACTTGGGGAAAGTGGTGGTCGGAAGTTTGTTGGTCATTCTGTGGAGAGGTCAATATTGTAACATATTAGACCTTAATTATCCAAAACATTGTTGATTTTGTCTACTAGAGTTCCCTGCAGGGAATTGATCTTTTCTTCTACCACCTGCTCTATCTTTTGACTCAGGTTGTTCTCAAAAGGATCTTCTATAGCTTGATCTATCAACTGAGTCACCTTGTCTGTGAATTCCTGCTCACTTTTCTCTGTTTCACGTTTAGTGGGTTGATCTAAATCATCGTCGTCTTTATCGACTTCAGTATCAGCAGAAGGTAAAGAATAGTTATGGTACAGGTTTTCTATATCTTTCTGGTTTTTGGCCTCAATTTCATCCAGTTCGGTTTGTTCTAATTCTTCCATACCTGTGGGCACACCTTGTTTAATGGCTATTTTAAACGGTATATTGCCCCAACTGACGGGTCTTAGACCTAACCTCTTCTCTCTGATATAGTTGACGGTAACCACACCTTGATTAAGCATATCTTTATCTAGATCCCACTGTTCAGTGGCATCTAATTCTCTTTCCATACCCCAATCTATATAGATATCCTTAAATCCAAATCCACCTTTATGTCCAATAAATGGGTTAGGTTGTGACCAGATAAGTTCTGAATTTAAATGGTAGGCAAAACTACTTAGTTGTGGAACTAAGGCATCTTTTTCAAATTGAGCCTGTTGCCGTTCAGAGTTAAGTTTACCTGTGTTAGGGGTTACCATACCTAAAACCAAAGGTTGCATGTTGAAGACAGACATGATCTGCTCTAACATCCATTGAGAATAGGATTTGAAAGACATCTCATTAGGGGCTAATCCCACCTTATCTATCTTGACAGATCCTTCCCCTTCTCCTGTACTGATCAGAATAGGTCGATGTGGCTTACCTCTTAGGTGACTATCCCAGTATTTTTGGTATTCCTCTAGTCTTTCCAGGGATACATTCTGGAACATAACGGCCAATCTAGGAGTGGCATCATTACCGAACAGTTCAGAGTTGTAGTTCTCTACTCGTTGGGCATTAACTACAGTTTTAGCTAGGGTTTCTATCTTACTAGTGCCATAGGGTGTGCCACTACGTGGATTCATGATCATATAGATCAATTCATCGATACTGTACCAAACACCTTCGGAATCGTTTTCATGTTTTTCATAGTAGGCTTTACTATGGTTTTTGAAAGTACCTGTAGTGTCAGTATTGAGGATGAATTCTGAACCGTTGGAGGCATATAGTTCTTTGGGACGACCTCTTTTATTCCTGACGATTTCGATGGCACCTGCATCGTATACTAGTAGATCACGATCCACCTTTTGCCTGATGGAGCCAAACGATTCCCTGGTAGAGTTAGGGTTGGTAAGCAGTTCAGCTACTTCTTCTATATGCCGTAATTGATCATCTGTGACTTGTGTAGTGTTACTGGTATCGGTATAGGCATATTCAATAGGTAGTATTTTGGGAGGAATTAAACTGAGACGAGTTACGATTTTATCCACACAGGCTCTAATCCAGGTGTTCTTTTCGTAGATTACTCTCATATCAGTGAAGGTTAGGGAATCTACAGTCTCCCTACTCATTGAATCCACACTGATGTCACTCAGTTGAGATCTACGTTTTCGTTTTCTGACTGTATTGGGTTCTCGACTTATCCTAGCTAGATTATTAGGACGTATTAAGCTGATAGTGGATGGTGCCTGTTTAGTGAAAGAAATCATTCGTTTTCTCCTTGCTCAGTATCAGTGCTTAAAATCTTATCATTTATATAAGCCGAATATATACTAATACCAATTAAAGTTAAAGCATCTAATAGCACTGAGTTGTAAGCCTTTATTATACCCAATATTAAACAAATTATGAAACAACAAGCAGTAATAAACTTTAATATCTTATCAAAATTGATCTTACTTAAGATAGCCAAGAACTCCTCCCCCACTAATTTTGGCATATTGTTTAATGTTCATCACTACTCCAGCCACAGCTTGAATTAGGTCGTGTGATCCACCTACGGGGTGATCATACTTGTTATTAACCCGTTCCAATTGCCTGAGTTCTTTATGAGGGAGATTCTCTTTACCTTCTGGTGTATTAATTAATAAGGGATATAAGTGCAGCCTACTACCATAAATGGCTTTCACTAATTCATCAAAAGGCTCTGAGTCTTTATCAATAGAGAGTACTTTAGATTCAATACCGAAAGTATTCATAGATTGAATAAAATCAGCCGATTGATATCCATCTAGGGTTACTCGTCTAATATTGAAGCCTAAATCTAACATATCTAGGATTATTTGTCTGATAGTGTTCAGTTGAATAGGATTGTTTTGATATCCTTTATAACTGGCTAACATATCAAATTCCATAATGGGTTCTTTAATTTTACGTACTCTTCCACTAACGTTTCGGTATTCATTTTCTTTCCATTCTACGGCATGTCCTACAGCTAAACCCAGTCTGTCTCTAGTTAGACCGATATCTACGTGTGCATATCGGTCAACACTTTTATTAAAACATCTATAGTCTGGAATAAAAACGGTCTTTTTAATTTCTCCATTGGGTTGAATATATGGGTTTTTAATAATGGGGTGTTTAAAGTCCTTTTTTCTCTCAAAAACCCTGTCTATAAACTTCCTATGTTCTATAGCAGGAGATACGGCATCAATAGGGTTGGCAGCAAAGTCTCGATTGGCATTAGATGGATTTTTAATAAATTCATCCATATAATGTTCGATACTTTGCTGCCCCCTCATCTTCCAGGTAGGTGCCTGTATAGCTATGGATTTTCCATGTTGAAACATTTTTATCTCATAGTCATACCTTTCCTTAATAAATTCTGAGCTGACTCTGTTTTCATTATCAGGGTCATCCTCAAAGGTAAAGATGGCATCTAAATCTACATCTATACGTTCTTTGTTAATTCCCATCTACCAAATCCAAAAAGTCCTTTTTTTACTATAGCAGGCTTACCTTTTTTTTCCCATCTTTCTTTAGCCCTTTCTAGCTCTTTTTTAGTAAATAGAAAGTTGGCATGGGAATACTCCTTCATTCCTTTAGTACTCTCTAATAGGTAATAAACATCTGATTCACCTATGGTGTGGGTTTCTGAGTTATTATATATCATCTGTTTCCTTAAAGTTTTTACTCCAAAAATCTACTTTCTCACCATCATTAGATATTTGCCTCATGTTTCTAACAGCAAATGACTCTGTTGACTTTGGTGAGGTGATTACTATTATTTTATAATGTTCTGGAAACCTGGTTCTACAGGAACCCAGTAAGGCATTATATACTTCATAAGCTTTGGATCTATTAGAGTTATCAACAAACCAATCTGCCTCATCTAATATACCTTGTTTGGTGTTATATCCCAACCATGCTTCTGATTTCGAGTGACCACAGATCCCAATAATATTTTTGGGGAAAATGATCCTGTCTTTGGTATCTACATAGTAAGGTACACGGTGTCCATCAATTTGATTAACATCTAAAGCATTAGTCACTTCGAAAAAACACTTACTGTGTTTTAACTTCTCAATAAAGTCGGTAAAAACGATATCTCTAGCTTGGACTTGATTAGTAGCCATATTAAGAAAATATATATGGGTTCCTACTGCCAGGTTACTATACCGTTGAGGATCTTTCAACATGGCAGTTCTCCAAATACCTCGACATTGGTAGATAGAAGAATTGAAGCTTTTTCCACTTCCTTTACCCAATATAAGCCATGCCTCTCTTATTTCGGGATTATCTATATGGCATAAAAGTTGTAGGTTAGCTTCGGATATGTCTCTTTCCAGATCCATATAGTCAGTAGAGGTGATGAATTCGTGCATATTAATACATTCTTGTTCGTAAGCATAAGTCTCATCATCACCTGTATAAAGTCTACGACTTAGTTCTTCTGAAAAGTTAGAGAATAGTTCTGAACTATTTAATTGCATATTATTCCTGACTAGTGGCTATTTTAATTTCTTCAGCTATTTTGAACTTACTATCATCGGGGATATCAGAACGGAGTATAACTGCTATAATACGTTCTACCATAGCCCGAACCTCACTTACATTAACTAGAGCTGATAATTTAGTCTCTAATTCCATTATGTTGGTAATGGTAGTGGTAGTTTGTTGTATTAATCTTTGGGATAATCTAACATCTTTAGCTTCGGGATAGTCACCATGATCTTGAATGTTATATTGTAAGTATGCCCTTAATAAAGCCACTTCACCTCTAAGGTTAGACATATTTTCATTTTCTACATGTTCTGCCCAAACATCAAAAAACTCTGATCCATGTGGTAATTTAGGTACAAATCCTGTACTGTTTTTTTCAAATTTACCAGTTTCTACATATTTCTTGATGAATTGTTGTTTTGAGTCTTCATCCGTTCTATCATTATGTTTGACTGTCTTATAATCCACTATTTCTTTAGTTCTATTGGCAGTAGCCCCTACTTCAGGTTCTCTTTTATTGCCATGAAAATAACATCTATTATGTCTCTCTCCTGTATTGGCTTTTTTACCTGTCTCAGGATCGGTTACCCATATAAAAGGTTTTGCTTTTCGACATTTAGTCCTTTCTTTTCCACAATGAGGGCACTCTTGTGTTTGTTGTTCTCTTCCATATTGATAGGAACACTCACATTTAGTTATTAGAAAATCACATGTTTGACTCATATTTTATCTTTCAAATAATCGATGTGTTTTGTTTAAAATGGGGTCTATATTATAAATACCTAATTCTTCTATGAAGTCTATAGGTATGCCAGACCAATCTTGATAGTTATCTTGAATTAGTGATTTCCTATAGTGTTCCCTAAAGTGATTATAATCATCAATATTTAAAGCAAAGTTTTGACTTTTACTAATTCTTTTCTTAGGTTTTAAATTCATAGAAAGGAATAAATATGATCGGCTACCATGTTGTGAAAAATGGGTCATAGATTCTATTTGATGGGGTTTTATTTTACTATTTGCTATTTTATCAGAGGCAGTAAATTTACACTCTATAGCTACAAAACCTGTATCAAAAAACCAAAAATCACACGGCTTTTCATATTGACTGAATTTTCTAAACTCACTAGCATCTGTAGGACGATAGAAATAAAAATTAGGTATATTCTCTTCTTTGTAGAATTGTAGAGTTTTCTCAAATATTTTTTCTTGTCTGTTTTTCATTAAGCTGTCCAGAATGCCATTCCATTTCGTCGTAGATATATAAGTCCATCTTTAGTGTTTGGCCTATATACATGATTGTCATATATTTCCGAGATATGGTGTTTTCTTTGTACAGTACTAGCCCCTTCTAAGTGGATACTCAGTTTATACATCAAGTTCTTAGAGGTAATTGTTTGAAATCCTGTTTTAGTTGGGATTTGAGTTACTTTTCCCCTCTGGTCTTTAATGGTAATGTTGCTTCTTCTATTAAGCATACCCATAATAACTTGATAGTCTTTAGCCAAGTCACTGGATTGACCACAAAATAACCCTACATTATTACCAACTATGTTATGCCATCCATCACCAAGTAATGCACCAATCATAAATTGATTTAATAGTCTGGGGTGTTCATCGTATAGGTCTATTAAACGTCTATCCTTCTTAATTCGTTTTATTTTCCTGAATGTCCAGTCATATAAGTTCTTATTTTGTATATTGAAATAATTTATTGTGCTGGTAGCTCTTTCATATTGGTACTTTCTCCATCTATCTTGGAATAAGTTATTCATAACCCGTTCTATTTCTGTAATATTTTTATCTTTGCATTGAGTAATTATGATTACGGGATCTCTTTTACTTAAGTGCCCATCTGTAGCCACTATACCCAACCAATAATATAGGTCTAACATATTATATTCAAACTTACCTATATTGATGTATTCAGGGTTACTTTTCTTATCTATTTTTATTTTATGATCTAATACTATATGTTTTCTCCAGACAGAAGAGTATTGTAATTTCTCACACCTATCTGTCATAGAGTCTATACCACCCATACTTTGTTTAATAGTCGTAGTCCACAAATTAGTATAGGGTGTAAATCTAGGGCTATCCCAGTATCTGGTTTTAAAAAAGTGTATTTCACCTGTGTAATATTCTTTTTCAACTCCATTACAGAAAGACCAACTGGATTTACCACTTATGGGGTTTTTTATTAGAACCTTTGCATTACTATCGATTTCACCTATTTTTTTAAATCCTTTTCTTGTTAGTATTTCAGTCTTATTACAATACATGCTTCTTGAATTTTTGACTGCAGATATAGTCTATGTAAACATTAAGTCTTTTGAAATCTACTTCGTTAATGGGATCACCTAACCATTTCCAATGTCTAATTCCATAGCTTCGACTTTGTTTTTCAAAGTCGAGTTCCATTATTTCAGGTAAATCATCAAAGGTGACATAAAATTCAGTTCTTTTTTTTATAGACCTTAGTATTACAGAGGGTTTATTTTCTATCACTATTTGACCATTCATTTTTGGTACTGCAGTGTTCTCTAGGTGGTATTTAAAATAGGAAATATAATAGGCATTAGATTTTTTACTAATAGACTTACAAAATGGTTGTTGATCCATTAAGGTGAGTATTTTAGCTAACTCCATACGTCCATTCCAAATTTTTTCTAACTTACTATTTTCAAGATAAGTTTCTATATCTTCCATAATTGTTTGTTTTCTCTTATAGGGACAGGGCTAGAAAAGCCCTGTCCCTAATATATGTTTAAATATTTTTTAAAATATGTTTAATACCCTCATATACATACATACTGTTTTAATTTGGAAAGTTACCACACTTTTTTAACTTAGGAAGTTTTTTATGTTATTAGTAAATTCGTAATTGTCGGTTTTTTTGTCGTATTCCATAGCTATTTGATTGACATAGGAGTCACACTCTTCACTGTAGCCACACCACTTGCAGTTTTCATTACTAGGAATAGCTAATATTTTATCTGGTTTCAATCTTTGATATACGTGTTCAGCCACATTAGTTAGTTTCTGAACGTCCTCTTCTCTTCTTTGGGTATATAGGGGTTGATTCCCCCTTAACATATAGAGGCATATATAGTCTGGAGTGATCCCTAGTTGAGTTAAGAACCAATAATAGGTGCTTAGTTGGATTGAAGTGTCTAATTCATATTGAGAAGGGTATTTAGTTTGTGACTTCCAGTCTACCAGGTATATCTTACCTTCTAATTCAAAGACAATATCTATATAGCCAGACATAGTGATTTCATCTGTCAGTTTATGTAGGCAGTATTTCTCCATCATCAATGGCTTCATTTTATCCCACCCACGTTGAACCATATCTTGACTCCAATTTGTCACTAATTCAGAGCCAAGTTCTTTCATATTCCCCTTAACAGATAGACCCTTTATCTCTTTTTTAAAGATCTTCTCATAATCCTGTTCCCATTGGTTCTCTACCATTTCTATTGCATTCATGTGTCCAAAGTCAATAGTAGTAGAGATTGTATGGTGTAAGGCTCGACCAAAAGACCCATAAATACCTGTAGGAGCCTCTGCTTTTTTTAAGACATACTTCTTGTGTGTTTTTGTTGGGCAACCATGATCTGCTTCTATAATGGAGCTG